AAAACGCCCGCAACTGATGCTCCTGAAGCTATGCCCGCCGCGCAAGGAGCACACAAAAGAGGCACCATACCCCCCACCTGATTCTTTTTATGCTTTTTTCTAGATTTCCTTCTTTTTTTCTTTCCGTGAAATTTACGTGAATATATTCCTACCTTTTTACGGACCATATATATTTAATGATTATAAAAATAAAAAGGATAGTATATGGAACAGTGGATACTTTATGCAGCAGTCGCCGCAATATTAATAGCAGCCAGAGATATATTCACTAAGAAATTTACTAATAAATATTCACCAGTGGAACATCTTCTATATTACTATCTTCTATGTGGATTCTTCATTATATTGCTTGCTCTCTACAAATCAAATATAGAAGGGGAAAAAATTAAATTTATTGATACCGCAGATATATGGAAATATGCAGGAGTAGCAGCAATAAGCGCCATTATCATATCCCCGTGTCAATTTTTATCTTTGAAAAATTGTGATAATCCAGGAAAATCAAAAGCAACTTAATTCTGTATTTGCTTTCATTTTGGCTCTGTATTTTATAAGAGGAAGCAAAATGAATAATAAAAATATCATAGGAATCTTATTGGTTTCAATTGGTATTTATTTAATTGTTTAATTTATTGATTTATTGATATAATAGATACCCTGCAAATAAGCATCAGATAAATCGTCTTTTTTTTTAGAACTATCATATAAAATATGATATTTAGTATCAATATTAATATTATCTTTTATCATATAATTACAATACTTGATTGCTAGAAATTTATTCTGTTTATATCTATCTGTAATATTACACTCGACTTTGGGACCTGTATAAACCTTTAATTTATTACGGGCATTAATCATCTGAATATCAGTTATCAATTTGTCAGTTGATATACCATTCACTAAAAAATATGTATATAAAATCATTTGAACGCTTTTCATTGTTGGGTTTTTAAGGGCAGGTTGATTTTCAATACACACCGTATCTACATTCAAGAAATTTTCCTTCTCATCTAATTTTTTAACGATTTGCTTACCTAACAATAACATCGAATTCTCTGGTTTTGGGATATTTTTCATTGGTAAATCTTTGTATTCTTTTATTTTGCAGTGTGAAGCACATAATTTAAAACCTGTTTCTTTTATCATCTTTTTTGCCGAATTATCACAAGCCCGGTGTTTCATTTGATGTTCACACACTGGATCAATTGATATATTTAAAATCCCCCAATCTTCAATCTTATCGCCATCTGAATCGATTAAACAATATGCTAAATTCTTAATTCCAACATCAAATGATAATATCTTCATGTTGCTTGCTTATAAAATAAATGTAAATAACTTTAAATGAAAGTTACAAATTGAATCCCTGGGGGCCCGCATCCGAATCATTACCGAAACCAGAAGACATCGAACTCGACTGATTCGTCATCTTCGGTAACGTAAATTCAGGTTTTGGAGGAGTGGGAGTGCTCTGAACCTTTGGTGGAGGTGGTCCTTCACCCGATAATAAAGGCGCATTCATACCCATACCATAATGCTGTGCCGGCATAAGAGGTTGTTCAGACGGAGCATTCTGGAGAGCAGAAGAAACGTGTACATATAAGAGAATATTCTGAAGGATAACATAAACTACAGGGAATATCAAAAATATCCACGCTAATTCAGTTTTATTATACTGACATAGACCATACATAGTTATTCCTAATGTCAGTAAAAACTTAAGTTCTTGAGCAGAATATAAATTATACAAATTATCCATCTTCAATGTCTGGTATCTATCCAATTTTTGTTTCGTGAAATATATACATATCAAAGACATAGCAAATATTACACCAAATATAATGACTGGAGAACACATCTTAGTCGTCAAAAGTTCATTTACCTCGTTTAAAGTTTCCATTAGATATATTAATATATATATAAAAAAAAAGAACAACTATTATTATCACACTATTATAAAATTTGATTACTTGAATAAGAATACAACTAAAAACTAATATCTTAAATCAGAAGACAATGTGCTTAACTCACAAAAAAATAAGAGAAAAGAATAAGGTCAAGACAAGGGCTAAAAATAAACAAAAGTATGGAATAAAGATTGTACCCGTCACTGAACCTGAAAAGGAATTTACAATGGACGAAACTATTTTATGTAATGGCTGTTTCAAAAGGTTCCCACTCGATGATATTCAGATTAACTGTCACGGATGTGATAAATTTTATCACTGTAAAATCGCAGGCACGTGCAATGGTATAAACTGTCGAGCATTAACAAATTCGGGTAATATCCATAAACTATCATGGTGTACCTATTGTGTGCCATCTATCCCAGAAAATAGAGAAAAGAAATCAAGAACAGATTCGTGTATCTGCAACCAATGCGTTAAAAGCCCTTATACTTGTAAATAAGAATACGCAACTTTCCGAATATAATAGTAGAAATACTCTTGCTTATCATATATGAATCATCTAATAAATTTACTATATCCTTCATAACATCTGCTACCTGAATAAGTGTCTTTAGAAGATTCACTATATTTTCTACATCATCAATTTTATTTTTTTTGTAAATATTATGATATGTATCAACATTTTCACAGAAAAGATTATCCATAACAAGCCGAAATAACCAATCTTCTCTCTTTGATTCATCTATCATAAATATATCTCTTTCTAAAGTCAATACATTGTCTAAGAATAAATCAACTGGGTCATAATACCTGAGTGCCCAACCCAGTCGAAGTACCTTGTTCGAATATGTAGACTTCACTAAAACATTCTTGTGGGAATTTATCCTCCATTCCATATTCTTTAATGAAATATTTTTGTTTATTCTATCTACTACAGAATAACTTGGACCCAATCGAGTATCCGAACCAGATAATTTTGGCAATCGACCCTTCATCAAATCAATATAATTAGTAATTCCGTGGAAGATAATATTACCTTGTGTATCATGACCACGTCGACCTGCTCGACCACTCATCTGTAAATAATCAGATACAGAATAATTTGGATTCTTATAACCCGACAAAGCAACAGTACGAATTGGTAAATCAATACCTAAACACAGAGTCCTATCAGAGATAACAATACCAAGTTTCTTTTCACTCATAAGTCTCTGTAAAATCCAATTATATTCATCTGGCATCGATGAAATATATAAACCAATGCCACGTTTCAATAACTGAAATACTGGATTTTCATATTCTAATTGAATTCCTGTCGCAACCTTTATTTCTCTGCGAATTGTTTTTATTTCTGGGCCAGACATAGGTTCGCCTCGAGTGAAACAAAAGTCTGGGTGTTTTTTATAAACATCAATTTCTCTGAAATCAGGATTAGACAGAAATGCTCGATATTCCTTTTTGAGATTAGAAATACATTTCTTTGAATTATCTTTGTCCGCGCATTTTTCAATGCATTTATCATAGAAGTTACATATTTCTGATATATACTTATCTTTTTGTTCCTTGTCATATTCATTAAGTTTTTCCTGCTTTTCTGTTCGAGCATCCCTCGTCTTTATTTTGATACTATCACTGTAATTTTGACGACTTTCAATATATTTCTTGTACAGAGAATCTTTCTTTTCTAAAATAAGATAATGAAAAGGATAGGAATTTTCTTCTTGATACTGTAGTTCACTGTAAATTTTTAAGAATATTTCTTGCGAAACACTCTCCTCTGTATGAAAATATAACATTGGTAATAAATCTGCCTTTTTACAAGATTTCAAGAATGTTACAATATCATTATTATTTTCTTTTTCTTGACAATCATATTTCTTAAACTGAGATATTACCTTATTTACTTTGTCTGGTTCAATAGAATATAATTTCGATAACTCTGTTTTGATGAATTGTTCATACTGTTTCGTATCATCCAGAGTTAGTAATTTATCCTCAATAAAATAATTATCAGGAGATAATGTATCATCCTCAAAAATTTCTTCTATTTTTTCATATAAAGCAACACAATCATACGGGGTAAATGATATATTTGAGAATGATTTGAAATCATTCACGTCTAAACACGATACAGGATGAACCTTTGTTAGTTTATCAGTATAAATCCATCTCTGCTGATTAATAAATCTCTTTTTATATTCAACATACTTTATTTCTTTCAATGGATGAATACGAGTAAATATATCTTGTAGATAATCTATATTTTCTAATGTTGCAGATAAAGCGATAAAATTACATTGAATTATTTTAATAATATTTTCATAAGATATTCTATCATTAATATTATGAATTTCATCAAACACAGCATAATCAAATGAAGTATAAATTCGTGGGAGATATTTTTCAATCGTTTCTGGAGTCCCAATAAAGATATTCGTTCGATTGTCATATGGCAAGTGAGCCATATTCTCTACCGAATAATGAACCTTATAACCCATCTTTGTAAAATTAGCACCAACCTGATAGACAACAGGTTTTGCCGGACAAATATAAAGAATCTTTTTGTGAATAATGCCCGTCGACATTGCCACAAATGTTTTTCCCGAAGAAGTTGGAGCCTTAACTAATACAGATTTTTTATTCTTAATATCATCAATAACTTGAATTTGCCAATCATCTAATTCTAATTTACCTTTATCCCAAAAGTTTAATGGAGGTAGCAAGTGAGATAATTCCTTCATCATATATTCCTTGTAATCATAATTACTTAATTTAGAATCTAACTTTAATTGAACCTTTTTATATTCAATATCATTAATAAGATATTCATTTTTACCATATTTAATACTGAAATATAAATTCAATATATGAGACATATAATCTTTCTTACCACCCTTTTGTTTCTTTATGAAATTCTTCAATAATTTAAACTTGTAAATCTGTCTACCACGCTCAGTATCTAACTTGTCAAAATTATCATAAATATTATCATCTGTTAGATTTTTGAATAAATATTCAATTACATTTAAATCTTTATCTTCATTTTTCTTCCGTCGAATTTCTGTTTGTTGAGCAATAATTATATCTTTCTTTTTTATCACCTTCTTTTTCACCTTTTTCTCATTCGTCTTTTTCTCATTCACTTTTTCATCTCTAACATTGTCTAAATCTTCTATCATATGTTTTAGATTTGTATTCTGATGAGAAGCCAAATCGCGGATAAACACATTAAATGTGCTTGGATTTTGATTTTCCCAATGTAATGTTTCCATTGTCAATATTATTATTATTAATGATACGTTTAAATAAGTAATCAAATTTTAACCACGACCCAATATTGCGACTACAAGAGCCGTGATTTGCATAAATAAATAAGAAATCGCTATTAAAACAACAATATGTTTGACAAATTTAGTATTGTCTCTTACATTAATTAATGAATTGAAATCGATATAAGGTGAGATATCCAAGTTAATATTTGTTGGTTTATCGTATAAATCTCTATATAGTCTTTCTAATAATAATGTTGTATTTGAAGGAACATTGCAAATTCGAGATTCATATTCCTTTGATATTTTGATTATATTTTTAATCGCTTGAGGAATAAGTGGACCTAGGTCATCTATCATTTTGTTTAATTTCATGTGTTCTTCATTTGTCATATTCATAACATTTACATTATCATTGCCAATAATAGAAAATATTAATCGACCTATTTGTAATGTTTTATCTGCGACACCTGTCCTACAAACAGATTTCCCTAAATTTAATAAATTCATACATTCATTAACATCATTTGTTTTGATAGTAATTATTTTACGCAACTTCCTTCGAAGATAATGAATATCTTCATTCTGAAATTCAGATAACGAAGAATATCCAGCAATTCTACTCTGAATCTCATTATCATCTTCATTTGTATTGAGTTTATCATTTACACAAGCCTCAAAAGTAGAATCTGCCCCTATACCCGATAATAATTCAGAAAAACTTGCCACAGAAGCAATCGAAGAATCAGGCATAGAATTATCAGTATCCCCAGAATTACTTATCATATTCTCTAAAAAATCATAAACTTCTTCAATAACAATATGATTGGGGCCATAATTCCCTGCTGAGTCTACATAAGAACCCGCCTGAATGACAGCACCATTGCTATCCAATACTTCAGGTGACCAACACTTACCTAAATCAGTAATGTCAGAACTTACACATTTAGAATTTACATTCTGACTTGCTGGTTCGCATCCTGAAGAACAGACCACCTCACCCGCATTATTAACTGTGCTATCTTCTCTTGAACAATCAGAAGAATCGAAAGAGTTAGCAATACAAGGTGTCAATGAACCTCGAGTACGATTAATATCTTCTCGTAAGGCTGTATAATCAGGTTCACCATTCGTCATATATTGACTTGGCAAAACATGGGTTAATGAACCGGGGGCATTTGTACCAACTAAATGCAATAATTCACTATCAGTTAATCCCCTACCAGCACTCACCCAAAAATCACTCTGGTCATTTCTCCAATTTATATTTTGTAAATAATTCATATTTATATTTCTATCCTGTTGACTCTCATATCGCTGTCTTTCTGCTGTTACCGGGTCAGACTCATCAGTCATACACATATCATATAAGCCCCTATTCCTAAGGTCCTGTACTGTACCTTCTATAGGCGGGTCTCTATATGTAGGTGAAGTTGGGTCCTCTGAACCATCATCTGAATTCGGGCACTCCTTACAAACATTGTTATCAATATAATGTAATGTTGGAATTGGGGGTTCCCCCGGTAGTCCTGGTTTATGAATCGGACAAACATTAAAACATAACTGATTAAATTGTGAAAATCCAAAACTTGGGTCACCTTCACCATCTCTAATACTTACGTAATCATCATAGGCATCATTCATTAATTCTGTTTCCGTATCATAATTCGGACAAGATGTTCTACCTATTTCTGGAGCAAATGGCATTGACTATATAATAAAATTATATTTTATTTCTATTATAAATTAGATTGACTATGTCTAAACCACAACTAATAAATAGTGGTAGTCAGGGATGCATATTTCACCCCGAAGTAAAGTGTGAAAAAGAGAAAAAGAATAAAAAATCATCATATAAAGCAAGTAAATTATTACTGTATGAAGATAAAATATATACAGAATATGAAATAAATAAACATATCAAAAAGATTTCGAATCATAAAGAATGGACTACGCTATGGATGGATAAATGCAAATCTCCAAAATATAAAGTACTCAAAAAATCAAGTGAAATCAAGAAATGTGTTCAACCGAAATTATCTAAATTGAAATCTCATCGCAAAATAAATAATTCGACAAAATTTACATTATTACAGGGAGATTTTGGGGGTAAATCAGTGAATTCTTACATGCATAAGCAATTTACCAAGGAAGTATATGAAGATAAAAAATTATTCATTCAAAAATTTATTGCTCTTTTTAAAATGTGTAAATATTTATTTGAGGGTATCTCCGAGTTGTACAGCCACGGAATATGTCATCATGATATAAATGTTCGAAATATACTAGTGAGAAATGATAGATTTGTATTGATTGATTATGGATTATCCTTCTTTTTTAATGACTCCAAAAAAATTATTAACAGAATGAAATCTGAGTTTAAAAGTGACAGAATTTATGAATCTTATCCTTATGAATATCTATACTGGCCCAATCACACTGAAGAGGAAATAAGAGAAGAACAAGAAGAATTGGCAGAATATGTACCAAGAAATCAATATAATGAAATTTATAAACCAATTCATATTAAAATTTTTAAAAGAGATACAGATGAAATGCGATTCAATATGCTAGAAGATAAACTATTGCAAGTAAATAAAATAAAAATAAAAGACATTGTAAAGAAATTAGATACATATTCACTTGGAATGCTACCAATTGTTTTAATATTAGATAATGCCAATAATTTATTAATAGAATTAGAACAGGTCCAAGAATTTCTTTCATCACCTGAATTAACATCCTATATCACATTATTAAAACAAATGACAGAATTTAATTCCAAGGATAGATTGCTCCCGAAGGAGTCACTTAAACGATATTTAAATTTGATTAAAGATTGAAAAACATAAACAAAACATAAACAATGCTTGATTATTACGGTTCAATCATTAAAAATGAAGCAGAAATAGATTCAGAACTCATACAAAGGTTCAGAGACAGATGTTATGAATCTTATATTAAAAAAATAATTTCAGATTTAAGGGCTGAACAGGTTTTACAAAAAGAATATTCACAATCTGGTTGGTGGGTGTTTGGTGCGAAAATTATTCACGAAATTTTTGAAAAAACGATTAATTATCAAAAACAGAAAAATGAAAAAAAAATTAAATTCCTGTACTGCTATAATAAACTATTTGATGATTCTGAAATTTGTAAAATGATATGTGATAAAATCTAAAATATCGACATTATTAATCCGAATATCATAAATGGAGCATAGTAATTTACCATTATAATTCCACCCATGGCATATGTATTCCTTTCCATTATTGTATTCATTTCTTGACCTCGATGATTCGTTTTACGTGTAAATAAGTAACCATAAATTGCAATATTTAATCCGATATATAAAAATAACAAATATTTAAAAAATAAAAATACTTTAGGATATTTCATATATACATTAACTTATTTTTTTTATCCTAAAAATCCAGAACTCATATTGGCATTCTCACCCATACCCTCTGTAGGTAATCTACCTTGATAAGGAGCCATTAATTTATTACAGACTGTATCATTCAAAATTTCTAAAACTTGTATCTGTCGATATTTATTATCTCCACAATTATCGTGTTTTCCAAATGCCCGTGACATTCCTACATCAATTCGCCATAATCTGTCTTGATATAATGAATTCATATATTTATCATCCATAAACTGAGGTGTATGGGCTACAATAACTCGGTCGACTGGAACAATTGTTTTATTTCTTGAATTTATAATTCTTAATAATTTATCATAACCGCGTTGCGTATTTTCACCTTCACCATCATCTTCTGAATATAATCTACACCAAAAGGGTGACATATCATCGTCATCTCTAAAAATTTCATCAAATATTTTGTCTTCAGTATCATTACCCTTCTTCAAAAGCCATTTTTGAACAACTTGATTTATTTCGTGTAACGAATATTTTGATGCAAGCGCATGACTTATACCCCCGTGAACAAATAAATTTTTACCAATCATTGTTATTGATTTTTTTTGTAAAGCATAATGTTTTGCAATATTACCCCCTCTCTCAAATACTTTTAGACGATGATAATATCCATATGGATATCCATCTTCTGTATACTTTTTGTTTCTTTCACCTGGTGGCACAAATTCTAAAAATTCTTTAGGTGAAACATATCTAAAATCTCGGTCAATATTCATTAATTCGTGATTACCTAACATCCCAAGGACTCGTCCACCAACCTTCTTAGCCTGGACATCCAATTTCTGAAAAATCTGAATTATCATCATATTATTTCCTTCATCCTCTGTTACATCATCTAAATCCTCAATACAATTCTTTGCCCAATTATCGGGGCGACATCTATCAATTTGGTCACCTAATTGAATTACCCAAGTATCTCCTCCACACCAAGATATTTCTGATACATTATAAGGGAATATATGTTGAGGTATTACCTTTGCTAATCTTAAAGCAATGAGAGTTACTCTCAAGTCCCCGTGTAAATCACCAATCGCTATTAACCTTTTACACGGTGGATACATACCCATTTTATCGTATGTATCCATATTGGGATTATTGAATGACTCTTTAACTTCGGATTGATGATTATTATATATTTTTTTTGATTGATGGGCTTCCCGAGCAATTTCCTTTTCCCCATCTGTAAATGGTTCAGATAAACGACGATGCCTCTGATTATTATCTGCTTTAGGAGGGTCCGTAGGTGATGATTTAGTAATATTTAAGGGTTGTGAGCGAGTTCTCTGAAGTTTCGATGGTTGTGATGCTTGCGATGGTTGCGATGCTTGTGATGGTTGCGATGCTTGCGATGGTTGCGATGCTTGCGATGCGTTGGTTGAATTAGTTCCAATATTTGGAGAAGAATGTCTCCTTCTTCTGTAATCTTGTTTCTTATAAGCGACCCATTTTTCAATTTCATTAATTGCATTATTTCGGTCATAACTTTTTAATTCATTTGATTGAATTATGTTATATTTGATACATAATTCAGTAATTTCTTTATTTGACAGAGTCGATATATTAATATCCATTAACTATCTTATAATTATATATCATTCTTAAATTTTAAACCCAAGTTAGAAATTTTATTTTTTTAAATTTATTTAATTCATTATAATATAATATGACAGAACCTGAACCTGAATCTATTATACCCAAAGAAGGTTTATATAAAATATTACCACTTGATTTTACGGAACTTGAAAAAGATAAAACACCCGAAGAAAGACAGCGAATATATGACCAAATAACATTTGAAAATATTCAAAATAGGAATTTTCAAGAAATAAATGAATCTATCATGCAAAATACAATTGATTTAATTAATTCTCAAATAATTGAGCAAACTGACCTTGTAAATATTCATAATAATGCACTTGGTAATAGGGAATTCGAACTAAATTTCGACCCACCTTTGGCTGATTATGAAGTTGATAACTATGAGGAACACGGGGGGGATGGGGACGAGGGGGAGGAACAGGAGGACGATGATGTGAACAGCGGGTCCGCGGCAGCAGCGGCAGCAGCGGCAGCAGCGGCAGCAGGGCGAGCGGCGTCGTCTACGGTTCAGCAGCAGTCCCTGCGCGCGGGGTTGAGAAAATCCCCTTCGGGGGCGGCTACGGATCCGCAGCAGCAGCAGCAGCAGCAGCAATCCCCGCGCGGGGGGGTGAGAACCCCCCCCCCACTCCTGCCGACCGTGAAACCTCATCTTTCCCGGAAAGAGAATGAGCGCAATTGGCTCTCGGAGAATAGTGAGCGGATATTCGATAAACAAAAGCGTGTTGCAGAGAAGAAGGGGCAGGCGGTACCAGCGAAATTAGATAAAGAGGCGGCGTTGCTCGAGTACCAGTCGGCGATCGAAAAAGAGCAAGCAAAAAAGGGGCGAAACCTGCTCGATGGCTGGTCTGTGGGGTTATCGGATGGGGGCCGGGTCTTATACCACAACGAGAAGACGAATGAACACCAGTTTGAACGGCCGACTGAGGGCGATGAGACGGCGCGGCTGACCTCGCTAAACGAAAAACTGCCCTCAACCTCGCTAGACGAACGTCTGGCCTCAGTCGACGTTGCGGTGGTTGCGACGGACGTCCAGGCGATGTGCAGAAATGAGAGTTTGACTTACGGGGGGAGCGAGGGGGTGGAGAGTATGCGAGAGCGGCTGCGTGCCTATTACTTGGCGGCTTCGGGTCGAACAGCTTCGCCTTCGGTAGTGTCGAGGCGGTCCGTGGGGCAAGAGCAATTGTTGAAAAGACTCGACGGCACCTGGTTGGGGGATAACGGGGTAAAATACGAACTCAACACAACCAAAACAAGAACTGATGGGCCGAATACAAATATAAGTGATGTGGATATTTTACGCAGCTACGATAATGAAAAAATTGCCTCGGGCAGTTTCAACGGGCGCACCCTCTCGAAGGTCACGGGTTCAAATCAAGAGCCCGGCGCCACCCTCAATGGTTACTTGCTGCTGTGGGAAAACGGCGGTAAGTGGTTTTACCAAGACTCCGTACCGGAACAACCATCTGATCAACCAGACGGTAAAATGGGGGAATTAAACACGGTTTTAGACAAATTGGTCGGGTTGTCGGAAAAGGTTATAGAACAAGAAAAGGACGGCTCCGAAAAGGGGACGGATGTCAAGGATAATAGCGAAATCAAAAAAACGCTGAAGGAACACGACTCGACGTTAAATACCCTCATTGAAATCATTCTACATCTCTCCACTGAACCCCCATCGGAGGTGTTATCTGCTACTGAGGTGCCACTGGCCAGGGCGTATGTGAAGGTGGCCAGCTGGGGCAGTGTAATTCAGGGGAAGGGGGGGAAGGGGGATGTTAAGGGGATTCTGGTACGAAAGGGTCTGGCGGCAAACGAGGCGATCGGAAAGTTGCAGGAGAATATTCGTGAGAGGGCCGAAGCCGCCGAAGCCGCCGACACTAAAGTCAGTCAATCAGTCAGTCAATCATCTTTCAACCGCACCCAAACAGTCAGTCAACCAGTCAGTCAACCAGTCAGTCAACCAAAGAGGGCCCTATCCATTCGTCTACAGGAATGGACAGACGCCGACGGGTCAGAATCAATGAAGGGATTTGCCGGATTGCTGATGAATTTATACAAGTGGTCGGAAAAAGTTGAATCGGAAGAAAATCTCGGCGTCTCTGAACAGTTGCTGCCCCAGGAAAATAAAGGACTCCTCGACGCGCTGGCGAAATACCGCCAGTCGTTCAATGTCTTAATCGATGTCATCGTGCCAAGCTTGAAAGCCACAGGAGAGTCGGGAGCCCTAGAGGAGGATGTCTATAGAGACGCATACAACTCCGCACAGAGGCGCGTTTTTAATGTGGTGCAGCTACCCGATGAACCGCAAACAGCGGAAAGTGTATGGAATGAAGCATTAAATGGAATAGAGGCGAAAGCAGCCTATGAAGGCCCTCTCTTGTTGGCACTTCCATACCGTGACAACCCTGAGATTCAGGCCGCGGAAGCGAAAGCTATCGAGATCGTTACGGCACTCAATGTGCTGAAAGGGTGGTGGGACGATCTTAATCTTAAATCTAGCCAAGAATTGGATTTACTGGAACAACGGGAGGTGGCGGCGAGAGAAGAAATCGAAAATTTGAGAGATTACCTGCCACAGGCACAGCGTCAACGGAGCCAAGGAAAGGCAGCAGCAGCAACAGAAGCAGCACTACCACCACCACCACCAACAGCACCACCAACAGCACCAGCATCAGCAACAGCAACAGCATCAGAAGGAGGAGCAGGGGGAGAAGTACTTAACGCCCTATCCAATCGTCTACAGCAATTGCGGGACGATGGGTCAGAGGAAATGCAGGAATTTGTCATTACGCTGATGAATTTATACGATAAGTCGGAAAAAGTTGAATCGGAAGCAAATCTCGGCGTCTCTGAACAGTTGCCGCCCCAGAAAAATAAAGGACTCCTCGACGCGCTGGCGTCCTACCGCGAGACCTTTGATTACTTATTCTATGATGTCTTTGTAAGACTCAGCGAAGAAGAGAGGGAGGCCTTTGTGAAGGATGATGTCTATAAAAACGCATACAACTCTGCTCAGGCGCAGTTCGAAAACGTGGTTAAGCGACCTGGTGAACCGCTAACAGAGCAAAAGTTATGGCTTGAAGCATTTAATGGAATAGAGGCGAATGCAGCCTTTGAAGAAGCTCCAACTCTGCCGCCTACGGCAAATGTACACGACCCGAATTCCAACAACCCTAAGATTTTAGCGAAATACGTTGCGGCGCTCAAGGTGCTGAAAGGGTGGGATGGGGCGGGCTATTTTCTTAATATGTCTACCAGAGAAGGGGAATTACTGGAAGAACGGAGGGAGGTGGTGGGCAAAGCAATCGAACGAATCAATCATTTGTTAGAAGAAGCCAGTCCCTCGACGCTAGACACCTGGCTCGCGCAGCAGGCGGCTGCGGGCGCGGAGCGGCCGCAGCCGACAGAGCCAAGGCCCCAATACCTGGATTTATTGGAGCAGGCCACGCGCAATCGAGCTGCTGCGAAAGAAGCTGCAAATTTACGAGAAGCGCGCACGGTTGGCCCGCCACTCCGCGAACTCACCACCGAGGTCGAGGAGGCGGCGGCAGCGAAGCTGATCCAGGCGCGCTTCCGCGGCAACCAGGAGCGGGGGTGGCTCAAGGAGGTCACTGGACGGGTCGATGCGGGCATAGCATCGACGCGGATCCAGGCGCGCGTCCGCGGCGCACAGCAGCGCAAGAAAATCTACGAAGAGGCTAAGCGGTTGGATGAGGAGGAGGACAAGCGGACAGTCCGTCGAGGTGAGCTAGCAACACGGGCGGCGGCGAAGGTGGTGGGGGAGAAGGTGTTCGAGCTCGAAGAGGATGAGCGGTTGGATAAAAAAGCAAAGGCAGCTTGGGCAGCGGGCGCCGCAGCGGCAAAGGCCGCGGCAGAGGCCAAAGCAAAGGCCGCGGCAGAGGCCAAAGCAAAGGCCGCGGCAGAGGCCAAAGCAAAGGATGAAGCAGCGGCAGCTTGGGCAGCGGGCATAGCAGCGGCAAAGGCCGCGGCAGAGACCAAAGCAAAGGCTGCCGCTGATGAAGCAGCGTTGAAGAAGGAATTAGAGGATGTGGAACAGAAGTTAGCGGAGGCGAATGCGCTGGCGGGGGATGATGTTCTGGATGCGGCGCGAGGCGGGAGCAAAGCGGCGGCCGCCAGGCTGCGATACGCCCGTGAGGCAAAGGCAGAGAGTGAAGCGAAGGCGGCGGCGGCGGCAAAGGCCGCTGATGAAGCAGCGTTGAAGAAGGAATTAGAGGATGTGGAACAGAAGTTAGCGGAGGCGAGGGCGGAGCAGAGCGAGATAGACAGGAAGCGGCTGGAGGATTCGACCACCGTGCAGTGGTTGGAGGGAGCAGCAGATCGGGCGACGGCGAAGAGGGCGACGGCGCGAAAAGAAGCGGATGGGGAGAAGAAAAAAAAGGAGAGAGATACGAAAACAAAGAAGAAGAAGGGTAAGAGATGATCACGTAGAGTTAACACGTCGAGTTAACACGTAGAGTTAACCTTTACGTTTAATCACAAGTATCTTTATTACCCCTAAGTAAGACTTTCTGCATAGAGATAATAGACGGAAGTAAGACTTCTTGATTTATAATAAAATTTGATTTAAATATAATAGTTGATAATTAAACAAATAACTTTCAATGGCCAAACTTCCTGTTATGCTTGCTCGTGAATATATAGAGGGTCAGATTTTGAATAAAAAGGATGAAACTTTTTTACAACCCCCCTTGGGTTGGATTATGTCTGAAAAGTTTGATGGATACAGAGCACTTTTCAGATATGAAGGCGGGTGTGGTAAATTTTATTCCAGGGCAGGGAAACCATTTACAGCACCAGAATGGTTTATTCAATCAATGCCATCAGAAGAATTATTGGGTGATAATATTATTGATGGTGAACTATGGGCCGGTCGAGATAATTTTGAACTTATGGGGACTGTAAGGAAGAAGGTGCCTAATCCAGAAGAGTGGGCTAAGATACAATATCACGTATATGATATTACCAATCTAAACAAATTATTTTACAATCGAATTAAAAAATTGAAAAGTGTAGTAAATTTTACTACAAAATCGTGGACAATAAAAGTGAAAAAGAATTATATCAGTATACCCGAATCAGTAACAATGTGTCCAATTATATGCGCTGAACAGGTTAAAATAACATCCATTATCATGATGCAAAAATTTTACAATAATATTATATCTCTCAATGGGGAAGGAATTATGATGAAACACCCCAAGTCGCCATATGAGAATGGTCGTTCTAATTATATGTTGAAATATAAGCCGTCATTTGACCGAGAAGCCATTATTATTGATTATAAAAAAGGGGTTGGTAAATATAGTGGTATGTTAGGGAGTTTCATCTGTAGGCAACTTGTAAATCACGATACATATCATTCAGTAGATAATGATGATAGGCGAATTTTTACTCTTTCAGGTATGGATGATACTATTCGTAATAATTATAAATCTTCTCACCCAATAGGTACTATTATCTCTTTTGAATGTTCTGGATTTACAGGGAAAGGTGTCCCTCGATTTGGTCGGTATATTCGAATTAGAGATGATATATCTATCAAAGATATATCTGATGAACATTCACGTGATATCTTAGATAAAGTTATTATGATTATGAAATTTCTGGAAAATTACTATAAAAGTAATGGTGATACTTTTCGATTCAAAACATACAGTCAAGTGAATAATGGTCTTAAGAAACTTATTAGTAATGATGATTTGTCTCCTGAAAATCTAAATCTTATTAATGGCATTGGTTCTGGAACAATAACTCGAATCAAGGAAATCATTGACACAGGGACACTGCAAGAATATGAAAATGTCAAAGATAAAGTTTCACCAGTAACAGAATTTCTTAAAATACACGGTGTCGGTATAAAGCAAGCACATAAATTGGTTAAAGCGGGATTCTCTACAATTGATGAACTTCGTAAATGTCCAAATATTAAAGACCATTTGAATGATGTACAAATGAAAGGTCTTAATTATTTCGATGATATTCAACAACGTATTCCATACAAAGAAATAGAAAAGCACGAAGTTTATCTCAAGGAAATGCTATATAGTGTTGACCCAAAAGCCGAATTGACTATCGCTGGTTCATATAGGAGAAATAAACCCGATAGTGGAGATATTGATATATTACTAAAGTCATCATCAAAGAAAACCTATAATGGATTTATTGATAATCTCAAAGATTCAGGGTATCTAGTAGAAGATTTAGCCAAGGGAGCAAAAAAATATATGGGTCTTGGCAAAGGAATAGATTCACCTTATAAGAGAAGGATAGATATCATGTATACAAAACCAGAAGAATATCCTTTCGCTGTATTATATTTTACAGGTTCTTGTGAATTTAATCAGAGACAAAGAGCAACTGCCCTCAAAATGGGCTATACTATGAATGAATATTCTATAAAGCACACAGATACAATGATTAAAGTCGATAAACTATTTCAAAACGAAAAAGATATTTTTGATTTCCTGGGATATGATTATTTAGACCCCGATAAAAGAATTGATTAATTTCCTGTTTATGAATAAATGACACCAAGAACAATTCCTTATCAATCAACTTCGGACAATCAAAATTCATATAATTCATATAATCAAAATTCATATAAGTGTGACAAATTATGTAAAGAAATCGCGTGCGTAGTTGGACCAATAACTTGCACGTGTTCTTTTTTTTTGATATGGTTTTTCCACGAAATAAATGTTGAATTTCATTCAAATAATTCATTAAATTAAAATATGTAGTATTATTAACTTATGCTTGATACCGATAATTGCCAATTATTCGTAAGAATTCACGGAAAGATTATCTCGATATCAATTCCCTTTTACGCACCAATTTATAAAATCAAGGAATTAATTTTTATTAAAGAAAATATCCCAATCTTGAATCAGCGACTAATATTCGCTGGTCGACAACTTTTAGATAATCACCTTGTAATGGATTGTAAATTGACGAATGAATCGCAAATCGATTTATCAATGAGAGTTAGGGGGGGGATGCCCCGCCACCGCACCAGCCATCACACTAGCCATTCAGGAAATACTCACAGCAGTGGTAGCGGTAGCAGTGGTAGCGGTAGCAGTGGTAGCGGTAGCGGTGGTAGCGGTAGCGGTGGTACTCACAGCGGCAGTGGTAGGGGGTCCGCTTTGGGGGGGGG